TTCACATCAAAGCCAAGATCAAGACAACAATCAAAAGTGTCTCCATCAACTATTCTTTCAAGAGTTGCATTATAAACAAATGCATCTGGTGCTTTAGGCATTTTTTACCACGCACTTGTGTTTTAAAATATCTTGTAGCAAGACATCTTGGCCGCATTTTTCACATTTAGCCATGATCATGCTTTTATTTTTTAGTCTTTTTGACTCTCTTTGTTGTATATGCTTCATTTACATCTGGTGTAGATTTATCATCTGCAACATAATGGCCTTTTTCATTTCTTGCACGCACTACTGTTTCTTCAGTGCCTGTTACCCAATCTACTAATTTAGTCCACCACTTCATCTTTTTCTCCTGCAGATATATCTTCTGCTTTATTTTGCTCTGTGCTTGATAAAAGAGCGTTTTTATAAACACTTAGAGCTGCATTAATTTGATCAAGCTCGCTTTGCACTCTAAATTGTTTGTTTGATAGGTCTTGCACTTGATGAACAAAATATCTTTGTTCTTCATTTAGATCTGTGAGTTTTGTATCGACACCATCAATCACGACACTTGGTTCTTTTTTCTGTTTTGCCATTATTCCCCCTTATAATATTTTAAGTTAATATTTTTGTTACTGATGTCGGTGATACCTTTTCGGCTATGCTCGCATCAATACCAGCTTTCATAGCTGTAACCTCATCACTACCTAAAGCAGTTTCCACCCAGCCTTGTACATCGCTAGCTTTAAGACTTGACCAATTAATAAAACTTGATAAATCACTTGTATCTAAAGCTTGTGATCCATAGACAGTTGAAGCTTGTGGGTTGCCATCTGCATCATTGTTACTATCATCTACACCTGTTAATCTCCAATGAACAGTGTGCACCACATTGGATTTACCACTTTTTGTTGGGTATGTATCGCATGTGCTTACATCCCATGTATAACCTATTGCCATATTATTTCTCCTTTAAATTTGCAATTTCACTTTTAAGTAATTCTATTTGTTCTTGTTGCTCTTGCATACCTTTTACAAGATGCGTAACAAGTTTACTATAATCCATTGAGTAATACCCATCTTCATCTTGATTAACTGCATTTGGTACAAGTTCTTCAACCTCTTGAGCTATTAAACCTTCGTCTGCATGGTTATCAGCTTTCCAATTATAGGCAACAGGATTGAGGTTATTGATTACATCTAATCCTCTTGATGATCCTGTAACATCTTTAAGTCTTGCATCAGAAGATGTGTTGTAGGTTACTGCATTGGTTGAGCTTTGATTAATAGAACCAATCTGTGTGCTGTTTCTTCTAAATACATATAATTCAGCTCCGCCAGATGTGCCATCCATATTTTGTTGAATGTTTACACCTGTAGCAGTCTCTTGAAAAGATATACCGCCTACACCTTGATTAGTTGTAGTTCCCATAAGAAAATGACCACCACTAAGTATACGTGCCCTTTCTGTACCATCAACTTCAAAAGCCATTCTTGAAGAATCTTGACTATCACCTCCGTCAGCAGACAATGTTAAATGAGCACCACTTCCTGATATTTCAGAATACCCACCATCACTATCTTCAATTCTAAATCTTGGTGTTGCTCCTTTTAAATGTAATTCTCTATCAGGAGTAGTTCCTATACCAAGATTTCCTGAAGCATCAATAACTAAAGTAGCTGCTGGAGCATTTTCATGTAAAGAAACTGGAACAACAGTATCAGTAGCATTTGTAATGTGTAATCCTTTTTGTGAATTAACAGTACCAATTCCAAGAGCCATTATGTCATGTGATGACCTTTCTAAATAAAGCTCGTTACCACTACCTGTAACATGAAGAACACCACTTGGACTCGTAGTTCCGATGCCAACTTTTCCTGAAGAATCAATACGCATTTTTTCAGCATTTGATGCTCTGAATATTAAAGCATCAGAACTATTGTCATAACGAATACCACCATCAGCTTTGTTTGTGCTATTACCTAAATTTAATCCTGCTATAGATGATGCTCCTGCTGTAGCTGCTATTACAGTATCTCCTGAACCTGTTACATGAAGGGCATAATCAGGACTTGCAGTTCCTATACCAACATTATTAGAATTATCAATAACAAATGAATCTGTGCTTCCTGTTTCATTTCTAATAGTAAATGTTTCGTTGCTTGTGCCAACACTAAATGCTCTATCTACACCTGTTTCATCATTTAATGTAATTTTAGGATAAGAAGATGCAGATAAATGTAATAAAGATGTAGGACTTGTAGTACCTATACCAACATTCCCTGATGTTAAACTCATAGTAGGCGTAAAATCATCTGCTACTGCTGGTGCAAATTCCATTCTTGCATCTTCAGAACCATTAGAAACATCGGTGGCTATTACATTTATTCGTGCAAAAGTGTTTTCGTTACCAGCATCATCTTCGCCAGTAAATTGTATTCTTCCTAATAAATCATCATCAGCAGGTGAACTAGAGTTTCTATATAATTTTAAAACAGGTCCTACATTTGCATCTGCATCTGTAGAAACCAGAGTCATTTGTGGGTTATTATCTGCTGTCGTTATAGTGGCTGCGGAAGAGGATGTAATAGCTCCGTCTACTTGTAAAGTAGAAGCCATATCTACAGCACCATCTATATCTACTACATCTAGGTTGGTTGTGCCGTCTACATCTATATCGCCAGATATGTCTAGACTTGCAAAAACAGAAGTACCTGTGGCGGTAACTGTACTGTTAAAAGTAGCTGCACCTGCTGCTGACATATCAAGAGTAAGAGCTGTTATACCAGAACCACCATCATCACCTTTAAAAATTATGTCTTTGTCTTGAACTTTTGACTCTATAACAAAATCTGAAGATGAGTTAACCAAATCACCTATTGCGGTACCACCATCTTTAAAAGTTACATTTCCACCATCTGCGTCAAGAATAATATCTCCCGCAACATCTATCGTAAGATCGCCACTTGATAAATCTATTTCTGTACCATCTATAGTTATGTTATCTACAACTACACCTGCGTTTGCAGTTACAACACCTGTAACTCCTAATGTGCCACCAACAGTCATGTCATCTGTAACTGTCAGATCGTCTGAGATAGTTAAGTCATCTACTGTTGTAGTGCCACCTAGATTTAAGTTAGTAAAAGCATCAACCATAGCTGCACCAGAACCAGCTCCGTCTGAATATACGGCTTTTACATGACCTGCTGGAATCGTGACATTAGCACCAGATCCTTGGGAAATAATAATGTTTTGTGACCCAGAGGTACCGTTTTCTATAAACCAAAGCTTAGATACGGTATTTGGGCCAATTGTAATGGTGCAAGCCGAATCAAGTGTGCCTGTATATTTTAAATAAATAGATCTACCCGGATCAGTAGAGCCGTCTGCAATAGTAGTAGTGTGGGTGTCTGCGTTGGTTGTTATAGCCTCTGTGCCAAAGCTAAACGCCTCAGCAATGAGCTCTAAATTAGTGTTGGTCGAAGCCCCCCAAGTACCTGACTCATCACCTGTTGCTATTTCTTTTAATCTTAAATCATTAACATACGTTGCCATATTTTATGCTACCTCTTCCCAATCTGGGGTTTGTGTTTCATTAATTTCAGCAAAGGATGAACTTTGGTCATCATCAATATTAGCATAATTTTGGGTTTGTGTTTGATTTATTGCACTAAAACTAGAGGCTTGATCGTCTGAGATGTTAGAAAAGTTTTTTGTTTGTTCTTCGTCAACCAATCCCCAAACAAGCACATCAGTCACAAAACCTGTTGCTTCAACACCTAATAATGTAACTGTTGACTTTGAAATTGTCGTAACAGAACCAACCTCAGATGTGCTCCCTACGCCATCTATACTAAATTTTGCATTGTGATGTATTGTTAAAGATCCAACTGCAGATGTTGCGCCTAACCCAGATATTACAACATTTGCCTCGCCATCTACATCAACTCCAACACTGCCTACAGATCCGACTGCTCCAGGTGCATTTGCTACGGCATCACCGTTTACTCCAACTCCCCCTATAGCTGAGGTCGCTACTTGCGAGCTAGGAGTAATATTTGCTTTACCCGTTATTGTTAAAGTTCCAACAGAAGTAGTAGCAACTTGTGTTGTCGGTGCTACATTAGCTTTTGCAACAACTGTAGGTGTGCCGATAGCAGATGTCGCTAATTGTCCTGTAAGAGTAAGATTAGCTTCACCATCAATACTAGGTGATCCTACGGATCCTGTGCCGACTTGTGATGAAGGTGTTACATTAGCTTTTGCTACAACTGAAACAGTGCCGAGTGCACTTGTAGCTGATACACCTGTAAGTGTAACAGGTATGGGTTCACTCCAAGGCCCTTCTCCCCAGGTGCCTCTACCCCAACCAGTTACATTAGCCATAAGGCTAAGCTATTCTGATAATCGCTGTGCTTGCTGCTGCTGCAGGGAATACTATTGTGAAATCGCCTGCTGTAGATGTTTTGTCACCACCAAAATCTATAGTTGCTACAGATTTATTACTATCCGTTGAGTTATAAATCATACAACCTCTAGCAGTTATAGTCGCAGTACCAAATGTTAAATCTGCAAAGTCAGTAAAACCAGTGGTGCCACTAGATGTAGGATCTACTCTTGTTAAATTACTTCCGCCAGATGTGTAGTTTGTGCCACTAGCTTGTCCTGTAGTGGTAAAAGCTGTAGTTGTAGCACCTAAAGTAGCTGAACTTGTATATAACGCTAATTTAAAGGTATCACCACCAGAGTTTTTAAAATTATGCACAGCTTCAAGAAGTTCTTTTTTGAAACTTGTGGTTAAAGTAGAGCTTATAGCCATATCAAATTCCTCTAATAATTTTTGCTAATTCTTCCTCTCCACCACCTATTAAATCTTGTATTAGAGAGGCTTTATAAGATTTTAACGCATTTTTTATATAAATCAAACAAACCTGATATATAGCATCTTTGTAAGCTCTTGCTTGTTCTCTAATATGTGGTTCTTTATCTTCTGAATAACTAACTATCTTTTCTGTAAGTCTTTCAGCCCAGAACTCAGGAGGATGACCACCAAAACTTGTTGTTTTTGCCTCTATTACACCTAGCTCAGGCATACCTGCTGGGGTTATATCACTCATTTACACAAGCCTCTAAGTATTTTCGTGGATTTAATATTTCAACAAATCCATCAGTTTCAATAACTACTCTTGCACCACAAGGCAATAATGGCTTGTCATTACCGCCATACTTTACTATTACCTCACCTGTAATTTTAACTTCGTGACAATAAGTGTTAGTTCTGCCTTCTTTAACAGTTATTACAGGCTCATTTGTGCCATTTTTTTTATTAGCTCTTATTTTATGTTGATTTACGTGTATATATTTTTTTACCATTTATTTGGCTCCGGTGGCTTTAGATGTGAGTCATTTCTATCAACTAAAACAGGTTTTTGTTCTTTTTTAGTAATTTCTATTTCACTTAAGTTTTTTACATTTAATCCAGATTCATCCTCAAAAACAATTAAAGGATCGGCTAATCTGTGGTAACCGTATAGTTTTTGTGGGGCAGGTACATCGGTATCTAATAAAGTTGATGATGCTGCAACCTCTATTTGCATACCTGCATCAATACATTTTGATAACCAAAACTCTACACACCCTCTTCCTGCCTCTGCAAAATGTAAATTTCCTTTATAAGAAAAATCAACACCGAACATTTTAATATTTTTTACTTCATTCCAGTATGCAAATGCTATGGCGTAAGCTACAGTATTATTTAAGTAATGACAGTTGGTGTCTCTTACAATTTCGTGTACAGGATAATCAACTAATCCAGGACATCTATCGTCTAATTGACAAGTGTAAATAGGCCCTTCGTGATTAAGTAACATTTCAACCATACTGGTTGTTTGACCGCCGGCATCATCTGATTCTAAAAATCTAGACGCAGGATCCATCATAAATACCCTATCGTGATAAATTACACTGCCTACGGCATTTATTGCCCAGACTTCATCAAAATGTGTACCGTGTGATTTAGCTAGATTATAATCAAACCAACTTTTTCCCATGCCGACTATGGCTATAGTCGCCCCTTTCAAGCTTTCGATTTTTTCCATAATGTTTTACGATACCGAAGTCCTCAAAGAGTCATATCGGTATTCATCCCTTCTACCTCTTGCTTCTGCTCTGTTTTTCAATCTGTTAACAGATGAAGCAAATCTTTGCTCATAAGCTTGTAGAAGATCTTGTTCCCCCTTCATAAATATATAAGCTTCAATTAAACTACCGTACAACAAAGCATTCCTAGCATTATTAGATAGCCAGGTTCCTGTTGTATCAGTAACCAGTGAATTAGGTTTGTAAAGATAATGCAACTCTACTGTGTAATTAGCATCTGGTACTGGACTTACAATAATAGTAGATCCATTGTTAGACGCTGTAGAGAGCTCTTTATCAAAATCAGCGTAATACTTTGGTAGACCCCTTAGCGTTGAATCTGTGGGGTCTACGCTGTATTCACGCATAAAAGATGGATGTTTCTTGTCTAAGTAATGATAGTCGCCGTTGCCATCTACAACAGCTAATGAAAAACTTAGTTGATAATCTGTTGGAGTTGTTAAATACGTATTACCAGTTGTTAGTGATCCAGTTACGTTTTTTCTAAAATAATCAAACTGCACCAAATCAAATATTCTATTTTCTGCATTTTTAATAAAATCATCTAAACTGTTTACAAATGTAGTTTCAGTATTTTCTGTATAGTTTTGTATTAATGTTTTTAACTCTGCTAATGTCATGATATTTGTATTGTAACCGTCCCTAAGCCTCCTGTCATTTCACTTACACTAAAGTTAGTGCCCAAAGTTGCTGGGTTCATAGTATTGTATCTAGTAATATCATTATTGACTACTACAACAAAACCTTCTCCAACTTCATGATCATTATTAGGCCTAGGCTTATAAAGAGCTTCTGGATCAGCGGTTGCCGTTAGTGGCTCTAATTGTGGGTGTTTTGGCTCATAACAACTATTGCAAGTTTTTAATCCGTTCCATTCTTCTTTTAGATCTAATAACTTATATTCAAAACCGCATCTATCACATAAAGCTTTTGCAAATTTGCCAGTTGCGTACGCCATTAAAGAACTCTAAGTCTTGGCCTTACTTTAAATGAAGCTCTATCTTCATCTTGGTCTGCCGCTCTCCTAAATTCTTCTTCATACAAAGATTTAAGTTGTGGAGTAAGTTGTGGTGCTCTTTTTTGTGATATGTAATAAGCTAACCCAGCTACAAAACAAGGAAAAAATCTAAACGGCATATCCATAGTATTTGTTGCTGCATCTGCATCATCCATTCTAACAAGCTTATTAAATACTAATACATCTGTAGAGTTTTCAGGTGCAGGCCATATTTTTAAAGATGGTGTGCTTAATTTATCTAAGAAAAATTGTGAAGGTCTTGCTTTGGTGTTTTTATTTGGGATATTAATATACTCTGATCTACTAATCCTATTCATGCTTATATCAGTTTGCACATCATTCACTGTTCTACGTAGAACAACGTCTAAAACATCTATAATATTTGAATTAAGTGAATAACTGCTAGTGCCTTCTGTAACCGTTTGAGTTGCTTGTTCTATCGTCCACTGATTAAGGCCTCTGTTTGCCCATTCTGCTAACATTAAATTAGCTGATCTTATACCGCTTTTTAAATCATACCCTGTTCTTAACTCAAGGCCACATCTTTCATAAGCTTCTTCAATAAACTCAGTTATATTAGGTTCGAAGTTTGTGCTTCCTGATAACGCCATTATTCTCTATCTCCCTGGTTATATAGATTATCAAACGTTATATCCGGATCCATATAACTCTCATGTTTTTCAGCCGAATGTATATACTGACTTGGAGAAAAATCTGGTGGACCCTCTCCAGTACGCCATAAAGCTGGATTCGTTGCTCTAACTCTATTATTAGGTAAAGCTACAAAATTACCAGTATATTCACCAGCGTCCGTTAAGTATAGCACATGACTTTGTTTATGTTGTGCAGGATCATCAGCGATACTGTGCTCTGTATAATCTACCGTAAACATATATCTACCGGTATAAAATTCACCACCAATTTTGCATATCCAAGGTGATGAGCTAACCCTATCTAAAACGACAACTGAATGATGGTGACTAAGACAATCCCAAGGTTGGGCTAAATGATCTTCCATAGCTTTTGGCCATTCATCTAGCTTTATGTCAGCTACAAGTGCTTCTATCGGCATTCTTGCCCACATAGCGCCACCGTGTACGTTTTCGTCTGGATAGCCCTCAAAATCAGTTTCACAACCTGTGAACACAACTTGAAATGATAATGATCTGTCTGGAATAGTGTTGACTGCGAATGCTAATGCATGCAGGTATTCACCATGATAGTTTTGATGATTTGCAGTAAATTCTCTTCGAACCCAACATTTAAACTGCGGTATGTTGGAAATCAAATATGACATAGTTCCCCCTTATGTCTTAATTATTTTACGCCGCCTTTTGCTCTATATTTAGACTTTTTATTTGCTCCCATACCGGATGCATACTTTGATCTTTTCATACCACCACCAGCAGCCATGTACTTAGAGCCTTTCATAGCTCCACCTCTAGCCATATATTTAGAGCCTTTAGTAGCTCCGCCACCAGCCATATATTTAGTTTTTTTCATACCACCGCCTTTAGCAGCGTATTTTCTTCCTTTCACTCCGCCGCCCATAGCGTACATTTTAGTTCTCTTAAACATTTAGTTCCTCACTTTTTCTTTGTAGTTTTCTTAGTTTTTTTCTTTGCAGCTGCCTTTTTCTTTGGTTTTACGACATTACCTTTTGCATCTAAGATAATTCGATCATCTGAAACTGGCGCATCTGGTCTAACTTTTGCGTCAAGTCTTGCTTGTAATTTTGGGTCTACATCACTTTTTTTCTTTGGCATATTATCTCCTAACTTATGGTGGTAACTTTTCTGCGATTGTTCATAACTGCACCACAACCTTTAGCTATAAAACCACCTTGTTTCATTTTAGCACGGTTCTGCTTTCTCATAGCTTTCTCTATAGCAAGGCCTCTTGTTCTTTCATAAGAAGAAAGTTTACCATCTTTATTAAGATCAGCTTTTTTTGGATTTGCTAATGGTGTGCCGCCTTTTTTTAATTTGTTAGATACCATAATTGGTTTACCTTTTCTGTTTGGATTTGGATCCTTTTTTCTTTTCCTAGCAACAAGTTTAGCACGTTCTGACTTAGATAGCTTATTTGCTTTACTCCTTGGTATACATTTAGGCTTACCCTCAGCTTTTTTTCTACCACCGCATGAGCCTTTTATAGAGCCATCAGCCCCTAATCTTACCCAATCTTCATCAAGCCAACTTTGTAACTGCCCTTTGCTCATCTTAATCTATCCGGCATAACTATACCTTGGCCTCTTATAGGACCACCAAACCTTTTACCTTTTCGTTTACCACCTTTAGCTTTTTTTGCGTAATTTGGATCTTTGCAATATTTGGAGGCAGCTAAATTGGCGTAAGCGCTGGGATAAACATCAAAAGTTCTTTTTGCCCAGGCTTTACCCTCTGGACATATTTTACCTTTACTCTTTGCTTTCTTCGCCATAATTTAATCCGTCTAAATGATAGTTTAAAGTAAGTTCCTCACCTTTTTCAATCTTTCTAGCAGTAAAAACATTATATACCCTATAATCATCCCAATCTAATTCTTCTGTTAAAAAACAATTAGCATCATCTGAGTGATTTAAAAAACCGCCTATAGAAGTTCTTACATAACCAGTTATTATTGGTACTTTAATATGCGACATACCTAAATCAAAATCTGCATTAATAGTTTCTATTGCAAATAAACCATGGCCTTCTATAGGACTTTTTTGCACTTCAACGCAGTCAGGCAGTGGCTTATAATAAAATTTATTGTAAACAGGATACATTATTTAATTCTGCCGTGTTTTTTTCTAATAGCATCCTTGCCACGTCTAAATATTTCTGCTTGCCTTGGTTTACCGCCATACTTAGACCTTTGTTCGCCTACTGTTAATATTTGTATTAATCTAGCAAACGGTTTTCTTGTTTTTTTTACTTTTGCAACCGTATCTTTAGCATCTTGGATTGTTGCGTATTTGATAGATACGGTGTCTTTGGGATTTTCGTCTGTATATAGGCGGCGACCTGAGCCTTTTGGTTTTTTACCTGTGCCTATTTTAGGATCTTTTCTTTTTCTTGCTGGCATTTCTAGCCTTTTTTGTTTGTGCTACTATCTTTTCTAGCACTTTAACTTGAGCTGCATGAGATTTAGAGGCTTTTTCAAGACCTTTTATTAATTTATCTAATTCTTTAGTGTAATGATAACTCAACAGTCCCAATCCCTTCTTGCCCAATAATTTGCTTTCATTCTGTCATTACCTAGTTTTTCACTCCGTTTACAGTATGACCTTTTTCTTTTTGGATCATTCTTATGCATGCCCAATTTAGCATCTCCAAAAGCAATACGCTTTATTTTTCCCGTAGATGGATTTTTAACAAAGACTTCTTTACGTTTTTTACCATATCCTGGGCTACCCTTTGAGATAGCCCTAGGTCTGTTAAGTGTTACAGTTTTACCCTTGTAAATAGCCATCAATCATATTCTTTGATCATTTCCAAAATAATCATATATGAATCACCGCTAGAATGTCCTGTAGTTGTAAGATCAATATCTCCAGTTACACCAGATCCAGCATTATTTGGAATGCCAGTAAAACTGTCGTAGTATTCATCTCCAGTTGAATCAGCTGGTAAACCTATAAGTAAAACGTTAGAAGTAGCATCAAACTCTAGTTTTACAGACATGCCTACAGTCGCCCAATATATCCTTTGGATTTTGACTTTAGTGCAAGTTTGTCCTTTTGAGTTTGTAGCCAACGCAGAAACGTCTACCTTTTTTACAGCAGATTCACCTGTGCCATCGCTGACATTGGTGAATTTCATCACCAGATTTCTCTCACCATCTTGGATGGTTTGCGAGGTTACTGCATCTGCCATAGTTTACTCCTATCTTTCGACTGCTGCTACAACGTAGTCAATAGTCATAGTTTGTGCTGAAGCTTCACCATTTTGAATACCAAATGATACGGTTAGTTCCTCATCATCTGGTAGGTTTGTGATTGCAACACCAACTGGAGCAGCATTGTTGATTGAATAAAATACTTTTGAAGCATCTGGATCAATAAACCAAGTGGTTGTGATAAAAGTATCATCAGCCATAGTTGCTACATCTTCAGTAGTTGTAGCGCTGTTATCTTTTTCAACTAAGAAATCTAGACCTGCATCTCCATCTGCTGAGATAAAAAATACACCGTCTGTTGTATCAAGTGGTGTTGTATCGGTAATACCAAGACCCATTACAAAGTCTGATTGGTCAACGTCATTCACTTTAAATCTAGCTGAAAAGTAAGCCTTCTTACTTGTGCTAAGTTTAAAACCTTCGCCTTTTAATTGTAAAAAGTCTAAGTCATTATCTCCAGCAGCATTAGTAAGCAATAAAGCTCCGCCTGCTGATGAAGTTACAGCTTCAGATGCACTTCCTGTACCGGCTTCTGTAGTTGTAATCGTCCAATCGCCAGAGTTATATGTAAAAAAGTCATTGTGATACATATAAAACGTCTGATCTGACGGATATGGTGCAAACATAGGTTGGTTTTTCTTGTGCTCAGTAGCAACAGTATTACCTGCCCATAGTATTAAGTTTTGAAAATGTGGATTAGCCATTATGAACTCCTTTATCTTGTATTAATGGAAACCTTACGGCCCTCATCAAGCTAATTAATTTTATAACCTCTTAAATTCTATACCTTATTGATTACCTTAGCAACAAAAAAGGGAGCCGAAGCTCCCTTAGAAAATTGTAGTTGAGTAAGAAACGCTACAATAAATCGTTCCTATTAAGCACCTTGAGAACCGAATACGGCTCTAAAGTTTGAGTATCCGAATGAATATCTCTCTCTAGCTTTATATCTCATGTTACCGGTATCGAAATCACCTTCTAATGCAGTTTGCATTGGAGATCTTTCAAAATACTTAAAGCCGTCAGGACAGTCGGTTTTAATGAAATAAGCATCTGTATCTGTTAGATAGTTATTAACTACATAACCCTGTGGCAACATTCCCATGTTGTTTACAGCGTTGATGTCGTTATCTGAAGTACCAACTCTACCTGGAGAGTTAAGTAGTCTATCTGCAACAAATACCAACTGTGGTGGAACAATAAGTTTCATTCCCTGAAGCGCTATATTAAGACCTCTATCATCTGTAAATGTAGAAATACTAATAAGATTATCTTCAAGAGATGTCTCATTTAAGTCAGCCATAGTTGTAGCTCTGTTTGCTAGTGAGCCACCGCCGCCTAGTGGATGATCTGTTGCAATCAAAGTTTTACCATCGCCACCAGTGACACTAAACGCATTGTTTAGTACCGCTGCTGCTTTGATTTGCTTTGTATTTGCCATAGATCTAGCTAGTGCTTTGGTATATCTTGCGCCAAGTCTGTCATAAAGATTATCCTCAATAGCCTCTTCTGTAAGAGCAAAAGCTAAAGCCACTGTCTCGTGGGTATAACGTGAAGTGTAGCCTTCGTTAGCGTTATCAAATCTGACTCCGCTACCTTCTGCTTTTACTTCAGCATTACCAAACCCTACGATTAGAGTTTCTTCTTCAAATGCTCTATCTGAAGATTCACTTTCGTAAATCTCTAAATGTTGAGCCTCGTAACGAGAATATTCCATACCGAATAAGGCGTTCAAACCAGGCTCTAATTCTTTCGCTAATTGCGCTCTATTTATTGCCATTTATTTATACTCCTGTTGGGTCGATATAGAAGTGCTCATTAAACTTGACTATTACATTCACGTTTGCTGAACCCGTTGTGCTGTTATCTGGATCTGTACTAAAGCCCATAATTCTAAAAGTCGCAGTAGTTGCGGCTGTTGTTCCTGATAATTCCATAGCTGACATACCAGTTTTGGTAGAGCCAGATGTATAGGATATATCAGCGTTCAAACCGACATCAGTTTGAGCTGGAGAACCTGCACTTTGAATCTCAAATACAGCGTGTGGGTCATCATGCACGAATGCAACAATATCAGACGAAACTGTGCCATCGGGGTAATGTGAGCTAAAAACAACTTCTCCTGAAGAGTTTGTAAACTTACAGCCTCTAAACACACCTAATGCTTCATCACCAGCAGCAGCTACTAAAATAGTACCAGCATTGGTCATTTTCACTAGGTCGCCTGAAAAAATGTTCCCGGATGCACCTGAAGCAATCTCGTATTCAGTTGTACCGTTAGAAGTAGGTCCTGAACCAAGTGCGCCAACAAGTCTTGCACCAAATGGGGCATTCTTATTTGCCATAATAAATCACCTATATATTTAAAATGTATATTTAGTAATCAACTTCGTTGACCACCGCCAAAAGTTACTTTGCTTTTTCTCTCTGGATTTAAAATCGGAGAGTTTGGGTCTGATTCTCTGAGAAGATCATTATCAACGGCTTCTTGCTGCGTTGATGCACGGTTTTGAAAGTAGGAGTTTCTCTCTTCCCGTGTTTCATTAGGAATCTTAGCCAATAGCAAACCACCAACTGATACTACACCTGCATGTTTACCGTTATCTATGGTAGGAAGTTCAAAATCAGGTAACTCTTCAGAACGCACTAGGTCGAAACCTTCACGCATTCTTGATGTTACATTCTTTTTATCTTCCGCACCTACGAGTTCGGCACGTATCCACCTGTAGGTATAACCTTCAGGCGCAGGAGGAGTGTCCAACATTGATGGTGGGCTCCAAGGTTTGCGAGCTTCATTACTAGCTCGAGTGTCGGCAGAACGAGAAGTTCTGTTTTGTTTGTCAGTATTATCTGTCATATTTATTACCTTTTAACATATTTTGCGTACTCTTTCAAAGGTACGTTTAATTTTTTTGCCATAGCTACTTCGCTAGGAGACAACTTTACTTGTTTCTTACCAGCTTTCCCTACAGACCTGTTAGCCGAAGCTACCTTTTGTTGAGGTCTCGGTTTTACCGCTACGTCATCAAATTTGTCAGGATGTTTTACCCTAATTCTTTTATCTACTTCAGCAAAGTATTCATCTGAACCTTCAACATAACCTTCACTAACAAGCTCTCTGTCAATAACTTGAGCACTGTTATACATATCTTCATCCTCTAAAAACCACCTATTGTTATTAATCCAAGCTTCTGTAGTTGGATGGATGCCAGGTTGTTGTGGTTGAATAGGTTGTTGAGGTTCAGCTTGAGCCTGTTCTTGTTGTGCTTGAATTGCTTGTAGGTTTTGCGTCACATTATTTTCTTGTACAGCTATTTGCGAAAGCACTTCTTGGGCCTTTGCAACTTTATCAAAGTCAGAGCTTTCATGGGCTTGTTTTAATGCCTCTATAGCTTGCGCTTTTTGTGCCGTCAATCTGTTTTGAGATTCTGAGTATGTAGATTGTTGCAACGTCTGAGCTTGTTGTTGTAATGCCTGGTTTTGCCTTTGCATTTCTTGTGCATACTTCGCTGCATAATCTTGACCACGTTCTGCTTCCCGTAATTTACGAGTTAGCGTGTTGATGCGTTTCTGAACTTTATCACTATAATCTGTAAGTTCTTCTTCTTGCGCTTCAGCAGGTTGTTCTACCTCGGCTTCTTCAACTGGCTCACTTTCTGTTGTTGCTGCTGGTTCTTCAGTTACCTCCTCATCAAGCTCAATAACTTCTCCCTCATCAACAACTGCTTCTTCTTGTACTTCTTCTTGTTTTATTGCTTCTTCCATATTGTTCCCTAAATTGCAAGAATGTCATTAGGATCAAGTATGGTTGCTATCACTTCATCGTCATTAATGATTCTGCATTCAGATTCATCTCCAAGTTTGAAACGTGCTCCAGCATACCTACCTATCAACACCCATTGTTTTTCCTGACACCAAGGCTTATCAAATCTTGATTTATCGCTATAGCAGTCAGGGCCCATCTTTACAACATAGCCAACAACCGTAGCTAGTCTTTCTCTATCTACATGTGATTGCACTAACTGAATACCACCTTCTGTTACGCCTTTACCAGCGTACGGTAGTATCAGCATGCGCCACCCAGTCGGTTGCGGCATACGTTCTAAAACTGATTTGTCTAATAATGTTGGATCAAGAACTCTAGCCTCTTGTGAAACATAAGGCAGTTCTTGCTTAGACTCTTGTTCTGTGGTTTCTTGTTTTTCTGATTGTGCCTGTTCGGCTTCGATTTCTTTGGCTATGTGATCAGGAACCTGTATCTTTGATGTCATCTTTAATTACCCTACCTAGCAGTTCTCTAAAAATATTTTCTGCGTCAGCCAGAGAACTGTAGCGCCCCCGCAGATATTCGTATTGCGCATGGTCTTTACACCCTGCGAGTAAAGTGTCCTTTACATCCTCCCTTCTAAGTTCTAGTTCTTTAAGATACTTTTTACTTAGCCAAGCTTCGGACATTAATAAACACCAGAAAACTTGCCACCAAATTCAGCTGCACCCATACCTCTTGCTTTACCTTTACCCATACCTGGTTTTGGTTTGGTATTAGTATCGAAAGTACCTGCGTTGCTTTTTAGGGGGACCGTACCTTTATTGCTATAACCATTTTTATTGGTTAAAACTTTTGGTGTTTTCTGTTGATTTACTGTTGTACGTTTAATCATGCTGTTAATTATGTAGGGTTAAATTATTTTTTGCAACACTTATTGTCTATTTTGTAAATCTATATTTTTAAACAATCTTTGCTGATCGAGTCGTGCTCTTGCAGTATCGTCACGCATTTCTGCTATATCTTCACTAGCATTAATACGCTCACGATCTATTTGTGCACGTCTAGCAGAATCTTCAGCTTTTCTTTGTTCTTGTGCAATAAACTGTTGTTGATCAAGTGCTAACTCTTGACCTTTGAGTGCAAGTTCTTGTTTTCTAATAGCCACTAACGGATCTTCATCCTCTGGGGCTGATATTTTTGCGGTATATTCTGCAATCAATTCAGACATAATAGGTGCAGAATACTGCGCCAATATATTATTTGCTTCAACTACTAACTGTTGTTGTTGAGCAGGAGATACTTGCTCGGCCTGCGCTTGTAATTGTTGGAACTGTTGTAACACTTCTGCTGGCATTTGTTGTTGCGCTAATACATCAGCTTTCATTTGTAAATGCTCCATTATGTGTGAGTGTATTAAAGCTTGTACCTGAGCGTTCATTTGAACGGGCGGAGTATTGAGCAGCGACATGTGGGTAGCAATATGGGCATCATGGTTTTGATTGGGGAACGCCTTGGCCACATTGCCTAACAGTAGCTGATTATTCTCAAACCCCGCCTCGACTGGCTGTGGCTCACCACTTGGAGGTGGTGTTAATATCTGATCGATATTGTCTACCCCAATAGCCGCATACATACGTTTATAAGATTCATAGATACCTGTTGGCCCGTGCACTTCTGGATTAGATTGCACTAGCTGCATCATTTCTTGCGCCATAGCGATCCTTTGTGACTGGCTAAATATATCTGGATTGGAGACAGGGAATATATCAACTCTCTCATCAAAATCAGATAGTTTGACTTGATTATTACCGCCAGCTATAGCGTAAGGATATTCAGGCGGTAAATACTCTTGAAATACATTTGCCAGTATTTGAAACTCTTTGCGTTGTGAATTGTGCAATCTTTTGTGAATAGCAGATAATACTTTAGTAGATCGCTCTAGCAGGGCAAGTGTGGTGCCTACAGGAGCATTTGGATTACCTTGACCAACATTTATTTCTGCAATAGAGGCAAATCTTTGACCTGAGGTAACTAAAATATTTAGTAAGCTTAAGAGTGTGCCGCTAGGCTCTTTGAATGGTAAGGGTTGGATAGATTCTCGTAATGATCCACCTGGAGCATCAACATCTCTGAACTCTCCGGGCTGGATTGGTGTATCTTCGTCTCTAATTCTAATACCACGTGTTTTAAAACCAGCAGGCAAGTTAGCTAAAGTACCAGCGTCAATCAATTGTCTAAGTATAGAAGTTGATGCTTTGGATAAACCACCAATCATGTGTGTTAAGCCAAAACCATAGAATCCTAATCCTGGTAAAAACTTAAAATGCACAAAATATTCAATTTTTTGTCGCAACGGGTCATTTTCAGCGTAATTACGGTAAATACTAAGAATATTGTTGTTATTACTGTCGATTGTGACAATATATGGCAGTTTCACACCAGTCATATTGCCTTGAGCATCTACATCTTCAAAGCCATCTATCTCTAAATTACAGTGAACTTCGTACAAAACAGACACCTCACCGGTATCATAACCAGGCTCCATACCTGATAATTCATCTATTTCCTCTTCTACTTGACCATATTGAGTTGTATCTTCGCCATACGACACTTTTACCTTACGATAAAAGCCCATAGCCTGCATTTTAGCCACTTCATTCTCTGGCATTTTGACTACATTCGTGATTCTAGGGCAGGTTTCAAGGTCCGTAGTGAAATATGGCACTATTAAGTCCTCAGGAGCAATAAATTTAGATACTGCACGCCCTAATGACTCATCATAGTAGATTTTTTTGAAAGCAGAGC